CTAACAGACAAACAAGTATTACTAAGTGATTATAACGTTAAGGAAAAAATGTAATGAAAATTAAAGAAATAACAGAATCAACAAGCGCAACTTCAACAGCAAGTGCTAGTATAGCAACGGTTGCAAACCCACAAACTACAAATCCTTATGCGTATAAAAGTGCTACAAAGAAGCCAAAGAAGCAAAAGCCCAGTGACAATGCACTTGACATGAAGGGCACTAGTATTTTTGGTGGACCTCTAAAGCGTAACGGATAAATATAAGATACAAATTAAAACAGGAACAAAACCATGCGTGATATTATTACAAAACTTGAAGAACTAAATGTTGAACAAGAGCAGTTAAATGAAGGACTTGCTGACATGGCACACGAGGCTGAAAAAGACCACGAAGTGCAGATGGCACGAAGCGATTGCTACAAGAGTGCAAAATATGCAGTATCAATTCACAAGATGCTTAAAGACGTAAGCGAAATGGAAGGCATTGATGGCTGGGTTGCAAGTAAACTTACTAAAGCCGCTGATTATTTGGGAAGTGTGAAACACTACATGGAAGGTCAAGCAATGCAAGATGTAGAACTAGCAGTTGTTCCTGTTGCTGGTGATATGACAGACGCTATGACACTGCCACAAGAAAGTGTTGAAGAAGTACATGAAGAAGAAGTTGCAGAAGGTCGCATGAGCATGAGACAACTTGCCAGCATGGACAAAGATGCTGCTCGCAAAATTGAAGCAATGGTTGGCGATGAAAGTAAGTATGCTGACATGGGCGACTACCAAGAAGCATTGTATAACGCTGCAAGGAAACTGGGCTTGGTTAGCGAAAATATTGAAGAAGCAGTGATCTCAGAAGATCGTGAAGTAATGGTTAAAGCAACAAACATTGAATATGATGGACCAGCACTTGATAAACTTCCAACAGATAAAAATGTAAAAGTAATGGTGCCTGCTGGTGCCGACGATGAAGACGTTTATGAAATGGTTGCAGAGAAAATAGAAGATCAACATGGTGTCAAAGTAAGTGGCTTTGATATGGCATTCATGGAGCAAGATGCAATTGAAGAAGAAGATGTTATCGGTGATATTATTGCAAGTCTAAGCAAGACCAAAGAAAGAATGCCAATGCCAAAAAGTAAACCAGCAGTTCCAATGCAATCAAAACAGAAAATGGCAAACAAAATGGCACTTCCTAAATCAAAGCCTGATATGAGTATGGGCCAGGATAAAACAACAGGCGATCCAGGTGGTATCCTAAGACAAAGTAAATTCAGTGAATGGAGCAAAAAATAATGTCTGACTTTTTTAAACTAGTACAGAAACTAAACGACATCGAAGAGAACAAAGAAACTTCAGTTGTTACAGAAAGTGCTCCAAGTACAAAGCCAGTAGAGGTTGCTGAAACAGCAAGCCTACTTAACAAGTTCAATGCTATTAGTGCAGAGAATCCTTACACACCAGTTGTAGCAGAAGCACAAGAGGCGGAAGTTGAAGAAACTGATGACATGGCAACACGCTATCGTAACTTTATGAAAAGTGAAGTTGAAGCTGGCAGCGATCTTAGATCAGTTGCTACAACAGTTGCAGAGACAAACATTGGTGCAGCAAAACTTGATCGCATGTTTGCTAGTACATACAAAGTAATGGAACAACTTGTTGACATTACAGCAGAAGGTGGACAACTTAGCGGTGGAGTAATTGCTGAGGGCGGTGATGAAAGTTACTTGAATCAAGCACATGAAAAGATTGCTGAAGCATTCCAAGCTCTTAAAGATGCACACATGTATGCAGTAAAGCAGGCTGAGGAAGACTAATGCGTTTCCGTCAGTTCTCAGAAAACTCTGCAATGGATGACACAGTAGAGATTATGAAAAAATCTTTCAGTCCTGAGCGTAAAGCAGTGCAAGCAGAAGTGCTTGAACTTGTTCGTGCTGTGCAAATGGGCAAGGGCGACAAGATGGAACTTGCTATGAAAATTACTGCACTTGCTAAAAGTGAACTAGAAGCAAAGCGCAGTGATCCAGATCTTAAAATTAGTGTAGATCAAAACATGGGTATGCTGGATCGTGCAATGAAAGTAGTGACTGGCATGAGCGAAGGCATTACTGAAGAAGAACTTGAAGAATACAAAAGTATTGCAAGTCTGCGCAACAGGTCAAGTTTGGATGCAATGGCTAGATTGCAGGATAGAAATAAACCAAAAGAGCCTAAAGTAATTGAAATTCCAAAGGGCACACAATTAGATTTGTTTAAAAAAGCCAGTGAAGACATTGAAGAAGGAGCTCGTGAAATAGATCCTAAAAAGATGCAAGCATACATGGACTTTAAGAAAGAAAATGACATAGATGGCAGTAGTGTGCGTATGGCTGTGGATAATCCAGATCATCCTGAAACAAAACGCATGATGACAAATGATGACTTTGCTAAAGCAGTAGATATGTACAAGAGTGCAGTAAAAGAAAGTGTTGAAGAATCACTTACAGAAGAACAGTTTGATGAAAAAGCAGGTGAAAAAGATGCTTGTTATCGCAAAGTAAAATCACGCTACAAAGTATGGCCCAGTGCATATGCTAGTGGCGCACTAGTAAAATGTCGCAAGGTTGGTGCAGCCAACTGGGGCAACAGCAAGAAGAAATAATGCGTTTAGTAGAACTACATGAGGACTTGCGTTCATGGTTCGGTAAAGGCAAAGGCGGCGGTGCCGGTGGTGGCGGCTGGGATGCTTATGATAGTAGTGGTAACCGCATTGGCAAGTGTGGCGATACAAAAGGTAAAGCAAAACCCAAGTGTTTGAGTAAGAGTGCTGCAGCAAAACTGCGCAACGCAGACAAGAATAAAGATGGCAAAAAGGACGGCAAGGCAGGTATTGCTCGTGCAGTAAAGCGCAAGAGAGCAAAAGATCCAAATAAGAATCGCAGGGGCAAAGCAAAGAACGTGAGTAACTAATGAGAGCAAACGAGTTTATTACAGAGCAGCCAGTAAATACAACTAACGCACAGGGTGTGCAAACTACTGTGGACAAAGCAGCAAACAGAGTTACTACAAAAGATGCAGGTGGTACAGTAGTAAAAGATCGCTCTGGCAATATGCGCAGTATAACAACTCCTAACATTGGCGGCTTTCAAGCAAAACAAACATTTAGACCAGATGCTACTCCAGGATATGGACAAGCAACTAGCAAGTCAGGCGGCGTTACGCTTGATGTGAAGGGTAGCCCAGAGACTGGTTATACTCAAACAGCCAAGATGGGCCTTGGCGGGGTAAACGTGCAAGCCAAACAACGCTATAGTGGACAGAAAGAATTTGGTGCAAGTGCAACTTTGGCAAACAATAAAAAAATTAGTGCAACATCAACTATATCAAAGCCTGGTGCTAAACCTGTTACTAAAATGTCAATAAGTGAGTTTGAGGATGTACAAGCAGCAATCCGTGAGCATGTTGCTAAACGTGTTCCATTTACAGAGTGTATGTTCCGTCCAGGCAGTACTGCATTTACAGAGTTTTATCGTCAAGTGCGCGAGTGCGCAGACAAACTAAACTTGGATTGGGAAGATCAAGAACTGATTGCTACAGACATTGGTGAATGTATCATGGTAGAAGGTGAAATTGTAGCACTTGATGTACCTATGATTGAAGAAGAAGAACTTGATGAAGCAGAGTATCAAGGACGCAAAGTAAAACTTAACAGTCCAAAGCGTGGCGGACCTAAAAAGTTTTATGTATACACGAAGAATAAAAAAGGCAACGTGATCAAAGTATCATGGGGCGACACAACTGGACTTAGTGTAAAAGCAAAAGACAGAGGTGCAGTTAAAAGTTTTGTTGCACGCCATAAATGTAAACAGAAAAATGACAAAACAAAAGCAGGTTATTGGGCGTGTCGTACACCACGTTACAAGGCCCTAGGAGTTAAAGGCGGACAATGGTGGTAAAACCTTACGAGGAAACCCAAGTCGCACCTAACATCAAGCATAGAACATTTAGAGAAGACGCAGACAACAGTGACCTTTGCTGGCACCGTGATGCTGAGGATCGTACAGTTCGTGTGTTAGAAGGTGCAGGATGGAGTCTACAGTTAGACAACCGTTTGCCCATGGCACTAGTTCCTGGCAGAGAATATTTCATTCCTGAAGCAGTTTATCACAGACTTATTAAAGGATCTAGTGATTTAACTGTTGAAATTACACAACATATCTAGTATAATACATTTATGAAACAGGTATTACCTTTTTTAGAAACAATGATAACACAATCATGTCAACTAAGTTGCACGGGTTGTACAAACTATAGTGACTTAAGGCACAGTGGATATGTAAAATGGCAATACGGTAAACGTGATCTAGAACAGTGGCTTGAACGCTTGGATATACCGGACTTTGGTATTATGGGCGGTGAACCGTTAATAAATCCAGAAGTTAAACAATGGCTAATTGGTGTACGAGAACTTTTGCCAAATAGTCAGATACGCTTCACAACAAATGGATTACTATTAGAAAAGCATTGGGACATTATTGAACTAATGCATGACTTGGGAAATGTAAGTTTTAAAATAACTGCACACACTCCTGAGTTGCTAGAACATACAATTAATAAAATAATGACGATGTATGAATGGCGACCTGTGAATGAATATGGTATTGATAGATTAATAACTACTAACCAATTTAGGTTACATGTTAAGACACCACTGAGTTTTCTAAAAACATTTCGCAATGACTACGCAGATATGATGCCTTGTTATAGCGATCACAAGCAAGCATTTAATAGTTGTATACAGCAGACATGTCCTTTACTATACAAAGGAAAGATATACAAGTGCAGTACCAGTGGCTTACTAAGCGATACACTGGCAAAGTTTGGTAATCCAAATATAGAGTATTGGCGGCAGTTTATACCCAAGGGAATATCTCCCACTAGTAACAGCGATGAAATACAAGAGTTTATAGCAAACTTTGGGAAACCTAACAACATATGTGCGCAATGTCCAACACACTTGGATAAAGAACAAATAATAAATCATCTTGACACAGTTGCATTTAAATAGTATAAT